CCTGTATCTTCACGTTTGAGTCTCTAGCGTTTGTTGTATCAAGCAGTATAGCCTTTTCTCTTTCAAGTTCTATTTTCATTTCCTCAATAGCAAGTTCAGCCATCTTTTCAGAGTGCGAATTTACTATTGATTGCATTTCAGCATTGAACTCATCTTTTTCTTCTTTCGTTTGAATGAACTTGTCGGCAACATTACCGATTGATTCAACTATATTTCCTGCTCCCTTTCCGAAAAGGTTAGATATGAACTGAGGTAATGGCATAATTAATGAATTATTATATTAGATTTTGATTTTTCAATAGTGATAAATACTTTTTCAGCCTTGCAAGTATCTTGAAGTAGTACATATAGCCTGTCAAAAGCTTCAGTACTTTTTAAAATACGATCCTTTTGTTTTATCATGCCAACCAATATACAACCAAGTGATGAAAGCTCTGTATTTCCTTTGTGAATTCTTATCCCATCATATCCTTTTACGTTCGCAACCAAAGGCATAATGCACTTAAACTTGTTGCTCCATGACATTATAATCTCATATCTCCCGTACGGGATGCAGGTCTTTCCATAAACTTTCTTTTCTTTTATCTCATCTGTTGACATTTCAGAACTTAATCCCCTGTCTTTATCTTCTAACACATGACAAAAGAACGCATCATTGATATAAAGATCACCAATAGTTGATTGATCTGAAAATTCATTACGGATTAATTTTAATTCCATGTTGTTTTTTTTATTGATAAATATGTTCTTCAATTCTTTCAACTCTTTTTTCAAGACCTGAATGTTTTGTATCTATTTCTTTGATCGTAACTTTTATTTCATTGATGTCTTTTCCCATCTTAATAAGCGCATTCACAGCTAAAGCACCAATGAAACCAAGCACAGCCAAAAGAATAGGCGTACACCAAATAATTATCTCAACCACTGAAGATGTTGTATTCATGTTATTTTATTTTTTAACCAAGTTAAGTTCAATCATTCTATTTGCAATGAGAGTAAGTTCTTCGTCTGTAAACCCAACAGTTTTTATTTTATTAGGATCTTCATAAACCATATATACGTTTAATACTTTCCCTTGTTCGTCTTTCTCGACAACTTTCCACGAATCCCTTCCATCTCCTTGCTGTTTGTATGTGTATTCTTTTGTTATCATGATCTTACGCTCTAAAATATAAATCAATTGATAAAGAAGCAGCGGCTGGATTTGTTACCCATGTAGCAGTTAACCATTTGGCTTCAATTAAATCATCTGCTACATAAGCTGTATTAAGCCCTGTTACTACCGTTTGATTTGTAATAGGTACAACACCACCAAATGATACTGAAGAACTTAAAAGCAAATCGGTTGTATTATTCTTTCGTATCGAAATCGTGCTTGATTCACTTGTCGCATTCGTTATATTATTTGTAGCACTGATTGACGCACCTATTAAGGTGCAATCGTATGGAATTTTAAACTGCTTACTTGCAGCCGTTGTAATAAGTCCAGTTAACACGCAACCAAAATAATACGTAGTACCGTCGGCAGGTGTTAGACTAGAATTCGTAATCATTTTAACTACAAATATTTTATTATCTAAAGCTGTCTGTAAATCTGTCTGATCAGAAAGCGTTCCAGTTATACTTCCCCACGTTCCTGCATCTGCCGAAACAGTCCACGATCTATCTGCGCTGAGATCATAAGTAGTTCCGTTAATTGTCAACTGTCTTGATGTTTGAACGTAGTTAGGCCATTCAGTTGTGCCTCCTCCTGCATTCCATCCATTAACTGGTGTTGGTGGAACTATAAAAGGAATTGCACACACATCATTGACAAATGGTTGAATGATAGTGAATGTTGTTTCCCATCCCGCAACCTCATCTTCCATGTATTCCTCATACACGGGTACTGATTCTGAGAATTCAACTTCCCAACCGTATGCAGGTTGCTCTATTTGTATTCTGAAATCAGATAAAGTTCTTATTGTATCGCTTAAAACTTCCTGTAAGTTGGTTCTATCTTTTTTTACTCTGTCAATAACAAGAATCGAAAAAGAAATGGATTGAATTGTTTTGTCAATAGTAACTCCTTCATTCTTTACCCACATTGCAGGGTATTGCGTATCTCCGCTTGTTGCGAATGTATCAGAAGTTCCACAAGCAAAGGAATTAATGAACCTGTGCTGTGTTGCTATCTGCTGAAATTCAGCGATTATCTGATTTAGGCTTCTCTGCGAGTAACTTGCCATTTTTTTCTATGTGTTTTTTCAATTTAAGGAAATTGTTGTACTCCTTCATGTACATCTTTCCGTCTTTTGTTTTTCTTTTCTTTGCCATTACTTGTAATAGTCTCCGCTTCTTTTTTGTTTAAGAATACAATCGTCAGCTCTGTCAAGTTTTATTCCCGCATCGAATGCATCGTCTCTCGGATAAATAGTATCTTCTGCGCTTCCTGCATTGTTATACAAAGGATAGGAGCCAATATTTGCAAGAAGGTACTTTCTCATTCTTTGATAATCATTCTCTGCATCTCTATCAAATATTTTCATCATATCATCGAGCCTAGACAATTCGGCAGGTGTTGTGCTTGTTGATTCTTTCGTTCCTACATTTCGATTGCTAAATTTATACGCCATATACGGAGTAAGCTCAACAAGTGTTAAGTTCAACAGCAATGGAGCCACGTATGTATCCATTAATGTTGTATTGAGAGCTGTTAACCCTGCTGATATTTCTCCTGCTATCTCATTATACAACCCTGAGCCTATCATGTGAATTAATTTATTCCTTTGCGCTCTCTGAATAGCGAGTTTAATGTACTTCTCATCTACATTCTCATCAATGATAGAATTTTCTTTGACGTATTGCGTTGATATAAAAAAATATTGCGCCATTACTTTTTAATTACAATGTTTACTTTCCAAATGTGTCTGCATGATGGTGAATTATACCCATCATCGTTCCACCAACCTCCTCTAAACTCCCAAACGTTACGCCCTGTCTTTGATGTGATCTTGTCAATGTCTGCTCTAGTGTACAGCCTATCAAATTTCATCATTTTATCACAGAACTCCCTCGACGGATGCGCTGCCGTGTTTCTTTCTCCATTTGGTACTTCTGATTTCCATTCATACGAATATCTTACCTCTTTTTTTGAAAGATCAGAGTTTTTTGATTCAGCCTTTCCGTCTTTATTCACGTTTACTTTTCTGATTCCTACGCCTTGTTGATTTTTTTTTGACAGATCAATATATCCATCGCTTTCAAGATCGGAAATAGTACTTGCAACTTTCTCAGGCTTCACTTCCAATGCCTGTGCAATTGATTTATTTGTCATCAACGGGTCTTTAATCAAAAGAGCGAGAACGTCCTGAGAAAAAGAACTTAACTCATCTGAAGCGAATTTTAAAAAAGAATCAGGAGTTAATTCCTCTGATGAAATTACCTCGTAACCTTCCCTGCTTTCTCCGCTTTCCTCAAATAAATTTAAAGCATCATCAATTATTTGTTTTGACATTTTATGACTAGACATTTTACTTTCCTCTTTTTTTATCGAAGGAAGCCCAACCATATCACGCACCTCATCAGCACTCATGAACTGAATAACATCTTTGTAATCGAACGGAGCAATAGGACGGCTCTCTTTAAACATAATCCTTCCACCGAATCCTACAAGATCATAAAGCTTGTTGATCCATTTTTCTATTTTATATTGGAAAGGCTTAACCCATGTATTTTTAAAAAGATCATACGCAAGATCAATTTCAGAACGTGCGCCAAGTTGGCCTTCTGTTTTTATTCCAGCTAGTATCGGTTGCAAATGATGTCCCGCTGTTAGTTGTTCTTGAATGTGCTTATTCAGTGTTTCAAATTTCTTGTCAAGTTCATCAGGTGAAATCCTTGTTATTTGCGGAGCTGAATCTTTATCCCGATTAAAAAGTAAAAGCAACGATCCCGCCTTGTCTGCTCCTGAAAATTTCTCAATTAGTTTTTCCTCTACTTGATCCTGTTCTTCAGGTGTTGGTTTTCCGACAAAAGAAATAATTGTACCAATGTGAAAACCTGATTTAATGGACTTCAAATGATACACTGCAATTTCTGCCTCTGTTTCAATTATCGGCATCAATGCAAGGTAATCAGGTTTGGGATAGTAATCAGAATTAATGCAATAATCTTTGTACGCATAAATTTGATTCCCTTTTCTATTATCTAAATCTAAAGCTGGTATCTCTTTAAATCCCGTTTCTTCATTGCCTTCAAATTGTTTGTCCTTTGGCAATGACCAATCTCTTGAATAAAAAAATGTTTTTTTGTCGGGAGAAATTCTCAAACACTGGAAAGGAATGTGTGCAACATCAAAACTATTCCCGTTCCTATGCCATTTCAACTCTAAATAACAGCCCCCATGCAATACAACATCAAGAACGTTCTTTAAAAGAATATCGCTTAATGATTCTCCGTTTTCATTTGCTTTTTTTAAGTGATCCATCATTACTGAGGAATCTCCAACAGTCATTGCTGATTTATCAATGATAAGCCCGTTCCCTGCGATGTAATTTACTTTTGCATTTATATACGCTCTGTGTTGGTTAGCTCTTTCGTATAGAGAAATGGTATAGTTAGGCCATGTATTTACAAACGGTCTTTCACATCCGAATTCAACCCACTTTTGATCCTTCTTAATTTTAAATACTGGAGGATCGGATGCATCAAATTTTACATTGATATACTTAAACTCGCTCATGTTTGTGTTGGGTTATAAATTACGCTTGAATCTGTTATTTGATGTACAGTTGGAACGAAATCAGTCTCAGGGATCACTCTTATAATTCCGTTCTCAAGTTCTGTTGTCGCATCGGCTACGTTTAAATTGCTTGAACTTGCTTGTTCAAATATTCGATAGTGCCATTCTCCAACATATGGAAGGTTAACCGTTCCTGAAGTCAATACCTCTGCACCTACTGTTGATACCTCCGTTAAAAGGAATTGTTGATACCTGTCCTCATAGCTTGAGGTATCAGCTACGATGAAAGTCGTAACAACATTCGCAGCACCTCTAAAAGAAAGTTCAAATAAATAATAAGGATCGGTTAAAGTCTCCTTTTCTTTCAGCGTGAAAACTAAAGTACTATTACTATTTCTCCTGATGATTTGCATCTCTATAATTAGTCCTATTTGATAAGGTATTGTTACAAAAAAAAAGCCCCGCAACTATTCGGGACTTTCTTTGCTTATGAAGGGGGACGTTTAATCTTTTTATGCGCCTAAACTCAACCCAGTTACTACACCGCTTGATACATACATTGCCTCATTTGGTTCTGATGCTTCAATTGTATATGTAGCTCCTGCGAATTCATTCGCCGCCTTACCAGTTGTGTTCTCGATGTTTGTAGCGTATGCACCACGAGTTAATCCCATCATTTGATACGTTCCATTTCCATCTTCGATTAAAACCATCAATCTGTTTTGCATCAAAATCTTATTCCAATTACGCATCTTAGCCGTATGCTTCAATGCAGTCCAAGTTACTTTCTGCACAACCGATACTGGTATGTTTGCTCCTCCTGTTTCTGTTTGTGTCAACATTCCATTCCAAGGGGTAAGATCAATCAACCAAAATTTAGTAGAAGCAGCTTGAGTTAATGCCGTAATTGTGCCTGACGTTTCAGTATATGATGTTACATTCGCCCACTCTGTTACGTATATTTTTTTAATGCCAGCGATTCCATCATTGCAGTTTATCGCTTGGCCTTCTACGAAGTTACATGACATTTTTTTAAAAAATTTAAGGGGGATGTTACTCCCCCGTTAATATTAAGAGTTAGTGTACTGAACCATTTCTGTATATCTACGAGCAACCACACCGAAGCGGAAACGTCCGTAAATATAAACTGATCTTTCTTTCTTCTCCATCCATACATCGGTTGAAGTTGAATCGCTTGACAAGTCAACACCGTAATTTACATTCGGCTTAGAGAAAACCAATATACGATTCTTAACTGCTGTTGGCAACACTCCTGTATCAACTGAAGTATCTGCATTAAGACCTGCGAAAGCAACTACTTTTGTATTTGTACCCGGTACTGTTACCTCACCTTTTGCAAGGTCCGCAGCATTTACAAAATAATTGAAAGCATTAGCTTGTTGAAGTGCCTGAAGATACACTCTGAAATTATCCCATCCAATTGCAATGATCGGAGATTGATCCATGATCGCTGTTGGAATTTTTTGGTACACAATTTCATTCATAATTGATATAGCATTAGTTGTGTTGAACGTGCTAGGAGTTGCAGCTATTGCTGTTCCTGCTGTATCAACCAATGAAATCAAACCATTTGCTTGTTTAAGCACTGTTGAGTTTCCGTAGGTAGTTTTACCTTGAAAGAAAAGTTGTTCGATTTGCAATGCAATACGAGCCATTTTTCTTTTCACAATGTCGCCCATGATAGCAGCTTGATCAGGCTTGTTAGCTCCTGCGGGTAGATACTTCTGAGTGAAGTAAGCTTCAAGATCATTCAAGCAAAGTTTTTCTGCGAATTCAATCGGAACAGTACTCAAAGTTGATTGAGTAATAGTAGTGGTTCCTGAAGTTGTTACAGAATTACAAGAAGCTCCTGCTTGAAAAGGAACAGTTGATTCTAGTTCAGGGAGTTTAATTGAACTTTTTACGTTCTCCCAAGTTGTTACGTAATTCGTAAACTTAGGCGCTAAGATAGCATCACTAAGGATGCCGTTTATATGTTCTTCTGTGTATGCGGCTAATGAGCCTAAAGATAGTGCCATTGTTTTTTTTTATTACAGGTTTAAGTATTCTTTTCTAAATTTTTCGATTGAGCTTTCAGTCGGAACGATCTCAGTTTTGTGAGTGCTTTCCTCAGAAGTGCTTAAGAATTTTTCTACTGATTCAAAAACTTTGACAGCTTTTTCTTTCAGTTCAGTGTTTTCTTTTTTCAAAGCTTCGATTTCGGATGACATCTTAACAGTGATTTCTCTTACTTTTGTAGCTTCTTCCATTGCTGATTCGCTCTTACCGCCGTTACCTTCTAGGGCTGCGATACGTGTTTCAAGTTCAGCGATTTTTTCATTTGCCATTTGTTCTTGATTTTCGTTTTGTGGTTTTTCTTCTTCAGTTGGTACAGTTGATTCTGCAATTAATCCACCTATACATTTAATGGTGAAAGTTTCTTCCCCAACTTTTACAAGGTATTCGCCATCCATAATAGGAGCGATTTCTCCTTCTGAATTTTGAACGTTCACTGCAACACCAACCGATGGCTTTTCACCGTCAATCATTACTGGTGTTCCATCTTCAAGAGTTCCGTTCATTTCAAATTTTTGTTTTTCGTTTGGTTTATTTTCTTCGCCAAATACGAATTTTTTAAAGTCCTCAATCAGTCCTTTAAATTCTGTTTTTATTTCTTCCACGTTACCCATTATAGTTAGTCCTTTTTATAAAATTTGTGTGATAAAAATTGAAGTTTTTTTCTAAGTTCAACGATTTTATTGTGCAAGTTTTCAAGCGTTTGCGCCTTTTCTTCTCCGATTTTTGCGTGTTTAAAAAGTCCTTCAACCGAAAAGCCAACTAGCTTTCCTGATTTAATATGTTTTTCCCAAAGATCAATGTTATCAACTGCGAACGTAACCCACCAAGAACCATCAGGAGGAGTGCCGAATGTTTCAGGAATAGACGTTCCTCTCTCAGCATCAGTGAAAATAGATTCCACTATATATACATTCTCTTGCATTAAGTCCTCATCATGTTGAATGTTTACTTTGTTAATCAAATTATTTTTAAAAAATCTTTTTCCTAATTTGAAAATGTCTTCTTTCGAGAATTGAACGTAAAATTCAAACCCATCTTGATTTCTGTATATGGGCTGATCTGCAACCATAGCGATCCCCGATACAAGTCTCTTTTCTTTGTTGGCTACTTTGAATTGCATCGGCGAATTTTTAAAAGCCATCCAGTTCATATCTGTTGCAGGTTGATCCACAAATCCAATAGCTTGTAGCCCGATTATTTCTCCATCACTTTCTAATGGTGCGTTATCTTCAATGAATCCTTTGAAGATTGGTAGTTTTTTATTTTTCTTTTCCATGTTTATTTATTCTATTAGAGCTTTTGATTTTATTTTATTGACTTGATTTATTGAATTGCTGATGTCTGTCTCTGTTACATAAACTTTTATCGGATCATTATTTTGTCCTTGATTGTTGTTTAAGTTGCTCAGAGTAGTTGAAGTATTTCCAAGAGAATTGTTTAATGAAGGGGTGAATGTTGCTCCGTTGCCTGAGAATCCACCGCTTAATCCTGCTGATGCTCCACCTTCTGAATTGCTATCGAATTGCGTTCTCGCTATTGCTGCTATACGTGCAACTCCTGCCGCTGCTACAAGTGCTGCTGCTATTGTTGCTCTGATGGGTGATGTCGGATCACCTGCAACAAGTTGTGAAGTGAACGCTTTCTGTGATGCAAGAATAGAACTAATAGTTGCCTCTGCTAATTGTGCCGCTTTATTTATGTTGAATGCTCTGCGTTGTGCTTCTTCAGATTTTCCTGCAAATGCAGTAGTGAGATCTTGTATTGTTTGAAGTCCTTGCTGAGTAGATGCTATTGCAAATTGTTTATTTCGTTCGTCTCTTTCTCTTTTCTTTTGTGCGTAATACTCATCCTGTTCTCTCTGTTTCTCTTCCATTAACTGTTCCCAATTAATAGTAGATTTCCTTAGTCCCTGTTCTTTTTTATCCGCTTCAACATTTATTGAGTTCATTTCCACATGGTACATTTGTGCATCTGTCAAATCTTTTTTTCTGAATACGGCGTTTGGTGGTTCATGCAGTTTTTCAAGAAGTCTTTGGTTTATTTGTTGTTCTAAAATAGATTTGTTTTGATTAGCAAGTTTTATCATTTCCCTTCCTGATGCAGCAACCTGTTCAGCTAGTTTTGCTTTTACAATAGTAAATGGGTTAACGATAGAATTAATCTGTTCAGTTAGTTTTGTTTTTACAATAGCAAATGGGTTAAAGATAGAAGTAATCTTATCAAATACCCCTGCTTTTTGTTCAAACGCTTTTAATTCCATTTGAGCTGATGCATATTCTTTAGCTGCTTGGTCATACGATGCTCTAGTTTGTTGCTGTTGAAGGATTAAATTTTCTTTCTTTAAATCTGCAAGTTTCTTTTCCTGACCATAAACACCGTTTAACATTCTTATCAATGATTCATTCGCACTTATCTGATCTCCTATCACAGCGTTTGAAAGTTCCATTTCTTTTCTGAGTTCTTTGTTCTCATCTGAAACGGTTTGATAATTTTTAGCGAGTATAACAAGCCCCGCAGCTAGAGCAGCAACAGCGGTAATAATAATCCCAACAGGATTAAGAGAAGCGATTAAATTAAAAATCTTTTGCGCTGCCGTTGCTCCCTCTAGTCCTTTTATATAATTTGCAATGCCTTGACCCATTGATGTGATTGCATCTTTTGCGTTTTTCAAAGCATCTCCAACTCCTTCAAGTTCTTTGAAGCCTTGTAAAATTGCTTGAGCTGCTTGAACTTTTAAAAGAGCTTTTTCAACTTCTTTGCTTTCTGTTCCAAAGAGAGCCATTGCTCCCTGTGCTAGAGAAAAACCCGCAGCGATTTTTGTTCCTATGCCAGCAACAGCTTCAAGCTTACCAATCGCTGACGTTCTTGCAATATCTTCATTTAAGTCCTTTATTTTTTTTTGCGATTCCTGTATAGATATCGCTAAGTTATTATACGCTTCAGTGCCTTTGTCTAACTTTGCAAGTTCTTCTATTGAAGCAGAAATATCTTGCTTAAGTTCTTTTAATGACTTCGCACCGTTTGAGGTATCAATATCAACCTCTATTGCTATTTTCTTTTTTGCCATTATTTTTTAGTTAAGTGAAAGTGTAAGTCATCAATAACATTCCAATAGTGTATTCCAGCGAATTGTTTAGCATCATTGCTCCTAACTTGCCATGTTCCATTAACAACTTCACCAACAATAAAATCAAAATCACTCTCGATGTTATAATGGTTTAATTTATTTGCTTCTCTCCATTCTTTATTAAAATAGTATGCCGTGTTATGGTTTATAAATCTTCTATGCGTTGGGTCTTGAAAAGCTCTGTCAGATTTTGCAAACGGGAAAATTAAAATAGCCTTACCGCCTTTTTTTAAAATACGATGGCATTCGTCAATGAAGGCAATTAATTTATCCTTTCCGTTAATGTACTCCATAGGAATGTGTTCAATGAAATGAGATGAATAAATAATATCAATAGAATCACTCTCGAACGGGTAAGGAAATTCAGAAAATAAATCATGCTTCACATCACAATCTCCTGCAATGTCAACTCCTATAATCTTACATTCATCAGTTACGTTTAACTGTTCCTTTGTTATTTTGTTTTGCCCACAGGCGAAATCAATTATTTTTACCATGTTATATCAGTGTTTAAATCATGATGTCCTATTTTAACTCCGCAATGTACAGCGCATCTATGCCCGTTCTTTCTTGCATCTCCCCAAAAATATAAATCCTGCGTTCCTACTCCTTGACCATCTGCACCGTTCAAAGTTTTGAAAAATGGTTTTCTCAATCTTGCATCTTTAAAAAGTGATATTCTCCAAAGATTAAAACCCATGCCAGTACCGCAACATTCAACAATACCCCCGTTTACATCAGGCGGTTGAGGTCTAAAATTTAAAACGTCTTTAGGATCGCCCCAAATTTGCGGAACACCTTCCTCTCCTTTTGTCCAGTATAAACCACCGATGCAAGAATATTCAGGATGCTTCTCCATTGCTTCGATTAATTTTATCAGTGCATCAGGTTGAGGTATATTGTCATGCTCAATAGTCAGAATATATTCCCATTGTGAAAGTTCAGGATGATTAAGCACCTCATCAATTGCATTGCTGAAAGCCTCTCCAACTTCCATTCCTATTGCAGCCATTCTAAAGCTACCGTTATTTGGAGGAAAAATTAAAGAACAATGAGATAAATAAACTTTTGTAGGAATTGTTTTTCCTGCGGGAATAATCATTACAACCCGTTGATGTTTCCATGACCCACCTTCAATAATTCTTTGAGAGGATTTTTCTAAGTCCTCGTTGTGCTTTCCTGTATCTATTCCTATTATCATATCTGTGAGCCTATAAATATTATTTGTGACCTATTCTGTGAGCTTCCTCCCGTACCTGTTATTGCCGATGTGGCAATTGATGATGGTAAGATATGACTGATGTTGTTAGCCACCGTATTAGTTGTTGTTCTGGATGCTATTCCCATTAACCAATTACGTGAGCTAACGTTTGTTCCAAACATAGAACCCATTGTTGATAGAGAAAATGATACATTCATGTTACTGAATGAACCAATTGCAGAACCCGCACTGGATTGTGTCTGTCCGTAAACAAGCCAATAATTACCTGTCTGTAAACTGTTGTCACCTGTGCTGTATAAAACCATGTTTAATCTAGCAACGGAAGCTGATATATTTCCACCATTGGAAGAGCTGTTGCTTGTTGAATTAGTTCCCCAATACCAATAATGACTTCGTGCTGTTACACTACTCTGTGAAAGGTGAAATCCGAATCCAAAAGAGCTAACTAAACTTAAAGCCGTTCCTCCGTTAAGTGTGTATAACCCGTAAGCGTTACCGTATGTTATCGAGCCTGTTCCAGCTACCGTTGCGTGTGATAATAATTGGAAAACTCTATTAAAACTAACAACATTATCAACGACTAAAGGGCTAATGTATAATGATACGGTAGTTCTACTGCCTCCTGCTGTGGTTGTAGTTGCTCCAGAATAATTAGAACTTATCGCTAATGGTGGGGCTGAAACTGGGAATTGAGATACTGTCATTGCTCCACCTCCGCCAGGAGCTGCGACTGAAATAGCTAATCCGTATGAATTCAGGGTTACAGATGCGTTAGTTGCGCTTGTTCCTGTTCCCGCATAACCTCCAGCATTTAATGAAAGACCCGCACTGTTGACTGTCCATGTAACATTAGTTCCAGCCGTATTTAAACCAATAGCATCTGTACTCGCACGAGCTGTTGTTATCGCATTATGGCTGCCCGTAACAGTAGACCCATTTAGCCCGAATGAAATACCATTAGAGTTGGAGAATACAACGTTACTGAGATTGTTAGAAGTCGTACCCGCACTAACATTTATATTCGTAAGTCCTCCGCCTGCTGCATTGATACTAGCAACTATTGAACCGTTCGTGGAATAAAATGAAACATTATTACTATTCCCAAATGAAACAGTCCTAGCATTTAATGTGCCATTGCTAACTGATATATTTTGATTTTCAAGTGCCATATTATTTTAACTTCTATACCATTTTCCACTCCTATACATAAACGTAAATGATTCTGTTTCATACATTGTGTATGCAATACTTACTCCATCTTCAAATGTTGTTGATTGAGTTGCATCACTGATAGCATTCACAGTTATATAGTACCCGCTTCCATCTGTTTGATTATTATTTTTTAATTCAACACTCCATCCGTTGTAAATACTTGATGGTTCGGGAAGATCGTAATAAATATTCCCTGTGATCTCAAAAAGAACGTAGTACCCTAGATCAGTACTCACGCCCTTGTATGATGTTGTTTTTCTTCTGATCTTTTTTCCTCCGTAAATTGCTCCGTCTATTACTGTTGTATTGTTGTATCTCGCATCAATAACCAAATCATGTGAATTAATTATTGAAACGTTTTGAACTCCCGCCATTACTGTTGTTCCTGATGAGTTGACAATGGAAATGGCTGCACAGTTAGCACCGACAGCATTATTATTCCCTGACACAATTATTCCCGTAGCTGATGGATCAACAACATTATCCGTTCCTGATACAAGTTGCCCGTTTACGTAATTCGATCTGAAAGAATTTATTCTCTCGTTGTACGTCGGCATGGTATCGGGATAAGAACCTCCAATGCCTACCTCAACATCTTTACCTCCGTTCGTTGTTCCTGATGTTGCAACAAAAGAAGTTCCTTGCTTTACTTTTAAGAACTCACACAGAGTTGGCTTTCCTTCCTCCTTTGGATTGTAATCCGTTATTTTATTTAATCTCCAATAGTCATTCAGAATAAAAAAACTATCCCTAAAATTGAGAATTCCAATATCATAAGCTGTAAGATGAAAATAACCTTGCAATATCTTTGAATCTTTATCCGTGATCTCATCTATAAATTGTCTGTGAAATTGATTGAAAAAATTATTATTTGTGTACGCTGTTGCTGTGTAAAAAACCTCAATAGGCTGATAAAAATTCACATCATATGAAGGCCATGTAGTATCATTCAAATGTCCTGCATACGGGAAAGTATTCATTGCAGTTGATCCCGATGTTGCGACATGGTTCCATCCTGTTAGTGTTGTCTTCATTCCTCCGTAATACCATAGCCTCATGTTTGAGGTCTTTGGAACTGTCTGCCCGTTGTTGTTGATGGAATAAATTCTCGGTATTATTCTGTCAGAACCTGCTCTATCAATTAATGGAGTTGGTGAAAAAATACTTTCTGTTACGTTTATATTTGTGAGCCAATCATTATCGGTATCATATCTGCATTGTCCATACGTTTCATTGTATTTCTTTTTGTAGAAGTCGTTCCAATAATCATTGTCATCTTTGAACTTATACAAATATGATCTTGCATCAAGTTCTCCCATTGGTACTATTGTGTAAGGTTGTGATATGTCAAGCTTCTGCGACCAATCACGAACAGTTCCAGACGTTGCGTAAAAGTCAGGACGTGTATTCATGTGCATCAGTTGCGGAGAGTACCTATCATCTTCCGTATAGATGTTGAACATTTTAAAGAACGCTGATAAAAATTCCTTTTGCTTTATATTAGATGGTAGCAATCCGTTTAAGTCAACAGTATCACCTTCTTTGATATTTGTATCTGAGAGTTGAACACTGAACCAAGATGCAGGTGTGATATTTACTTTTGCGTATGAGCTTGAGGAAGGAGTTTGATTGTAACAATTCGTTGATGTTTGTGAGATATAAAAATCCTGCCATCTTATAATCAAAGTATCACCCGATCCAAGTGCTGCTGTTGTGCTTAATAATCCTGTGTATGTTTGTGTTGTTGCTCCTGATGTTACAGGAGATGCATCAAGTAAAAATAAAGTATTTGCAAATTGAGAACTACCAGTCGGTGCAACATAGACAGGAACCTGACTCAAATAAATAGTTCCTCCGCCGTTTGTTTTCATTACAGTTACCCAACCAATTTGTCTTTGTATTAATGTTGCTGTTGCTGTTGATGGGAAATGTGATGCACTCATGGCAATATTAATGAGTATCTTATATGTTCCATTATGAGAACAAGTGAAATACCCTGTTGAGGTGTTGTAAACACCTCCCGCATCATTGTTAGGTGCTGTTGTATCATCACCACAAATGATATTATTTGTTGTTGTGGTTCCTGAAGATAATACGCTTATTGTTGTTGCGTTTGAAGCTCTGAAAGTTCTATTTTCAATTTGACTTTGTGATAGCTTCAATTGTCCTCCACCGTATGCGACGGCTAGAGATTTAAAATCATTATTGTCAAATATATCTCCATCAAAAGCGAATCCAGCTTGGTTTACAATTTCACGAATGATTGTCTTATAATAGATAGAGGGGAATAAATGTTCTACCTTGTAATCAATATCATTGTTGAGAGCGTAATCAGCCATAGGATAGACATAGCCATCACCATTGTTGAATGCCGTAGTACCGCCATCCTTATGGATGTAATCGTCCCAACTTGCATTCTGAACAGCCTGTGTGTATGGGTGGTTATATCTGCTAAGATCAAGATCAGCAAGTGTGCGCTCTCCGAGAGATAGAAATAAATCTTTTAGTTTTCCGTACAGCGTTACCTCATAATCAACTTTGTAATCTTCCGTTACTTTTATTCTATCAAGTTTTAAATAACCTGTGAATATTTGTTCGCCATCCCAAAATACATAGACCTGTGCTTTCTTGTTTGGATTAAACGAAGGTGTATAATTTGTATCTCCACTTGAGTTAACAAGAACGTTCGTTGAAAACAAATTACCAAAAAGCGTGTTGTTGTTTGCAGTACCGGGCAGTGTGATTGTTTTGGAATAATTGGTATTCTTTTTTTCAGGGTTGCGAATATCGGCAATAGCATAATTAAGAGGCATTGCCACATCTTCAATAAGGTCAACATCTGTGTTGTTTAATATGATTCTACCGCGGATCATGCCTGTTGTCTGTATCTATTGTAGTTTAATTCAAAACTAAGTTCAAGATTGAATAATTTATCAGTCGCTGTTTTTTTCAAGCTATACTCCGCATCTTTTATTACTATTGAATAATAATTACCTGCATTATCAGAGTAATACACATCGGGTGAAGATGCAAGTTCCTCAAGCCATACAGAGTATTCATCCGTAAGCCATTCAGATTTAACGGTGATCGTATCTGTTGCCATTGTGTTGTATTGCGCCTTGTTCCTGTCAAACGAATTATAAATAATGTCTCCTCCAGACCATTGACCGTCTGTTTTCATCATGACATCTTTTTTGTACGTTGATTTTTTTATTGAATCAAGTGAAAAAGTATATTGATCGTATGCTCCCCATTTATTTAACCAACATAATCTATACGTTGTTCCATTGGAACAATTATCTTTAATGTAAAATCTGAAAGCCTCGATCAATTGGTTGTTGCCTGAATCTTCAACATGAACAGTGTAATATGCAGTAGTTGCTGAAATAACAGGAAGTCCGACGGATGCAGAGAATCTTAATTCTGCTCCTGTTAAATTTGAAAGCTCATAAGTACCGCAGTTAAGATATTGTATTTTACTCCCTAGTCCGTAAGGCGTTCCAAATTTCACCGTCTGAATTAATACCCCTGCTGCTGTGTATGTATTAATCACTGCGTTGTATGCCGTTGCAACTGTCTGCATGAAGTACAATGAATATGTATCATTATCACCGATGGTCATTCCGAAATCGGGATGTGCTGTTCTTGGTGCTGAGGTCAAAAACTTTTTAGAAAGTGATTGCAGAATATAATTTGATACTGGGTTAGTTTGATCAACATATAAATCTCTCTCAAGTGATCCGTTAAATACTGTACCTGTTTGAGTTTCTAAATTAGGATAGTTTGTTACGGCAGAACTCACTCCGTATTGTTCTCCGAATTTAATCGTAAAGTTGTTGTATGAATTAGTGCAATCGTAAAAAAAAGTCCCAGTGATTTCTGTTGGTATGTTTGAGCTGATAAAATTTTTTAATATCCCTCTGAAATCAAATCTACCATAACCATAAACAGGATCAACACCTGCTTGAACACGAACAGGGAAAGTTGCTCCACCTGCATAAACATCGGCAATGTATCTGAAATTTTGTTGAGCCGTATTGTTGGAACTCACAGTGTATGTAACAGGGTTATAAACGGGCGTTGGTATTCCCGTTCCCGATGGATCAGCTAATGGATATGAAAGTTTTGTTATTGCCATGACTTTTTAAAATTTTCCGTAATCTTTCTCTACGGCTTTGTAAATATTTTTTTCAAAATAAGGAACCTCTCTCGTAAACCATTTACTACCCTTGAATCCTTTCTTATGTATTTTTCTTGAGAATAGAAATGCAAGTATTTTATTTGCCTGTGCTGCTGTTTTTTTTACGTACTTAGTTTTTATTGTTCCGTCTTTTAGTTCCCACTTTTGTAAGAATTTCATCCCTGAACTTTTTACTATTTTCTTTTGTGAAATCCATCCAGTTAAGCCTTTCAACTTTTTTTCAACTACTCCGCTCCCTTCTTTTTGTGTTGGCTTTCTTCCTATATCTGTGTATTCGTAGTAATCAGGAAGCCACATCTTAATGTTTACGCCTCCTTTTCTTTTTTTTATATCCCACGTTCCATTACTATCACCGCCTACACTTTGATACAAGTTACCACTTGCATTCCTTTTGTCTTTATCTAGGTTCTTTCTAAGTCTTTCACCGAAAGAAACGAATACTTTATGAACATTACTTTTATCTTCCGCCTTCTCGAATGCAGATTCAACTTCCCCTATTTCATCAAGGAAATCTAGTACTTCCTCTGTGCCTGTTGCCTTTGCCATCTCTCTGCTGCTTCTTTTTCTTTTATCCTGTAAAACTGTAAAACGTTTAAAAATTTATGCACTTTAAAATTTAATATCTCATCCCATTTCGTTGGATCATTGTTGCTGAGTTGATCAAGCACCCTGAGCCACATTAATTCGTCAACTCTATCAATTCCTTCATCTCCTTTTCCGCTTTGATTAAATAGTCCTTTGTAACTTCTAGTAATTGTGGATATAGTCTGCAAAAAAAAACCGTCAACGGATAAACAACTTGAACGGGAGCCTTGAGAAGTATCTCGCATTTCTTTTCGTAGCTCATTTCTTTTTTAAAGAACATCAACGATAATGGTTCGCAATACATAGCTAATATCTTATTACAGTTGATTAGTATCTTATCTTGATCCCTTGTAAGCTCATAGTGGTCAATCAAATTACCTCCTGTTAAATTATTTAAGTTTATATTGACCTTCCACCTGTAGCCACCGCACCAAAAATAGTTAACGATATTATCAGGCGGGTAAGAATTAATGAAAGCTATTTTTTCAATCAACTTTTTTGCCTCTGATATTTTCATGCTCTCGAAATAATCATAAGGCATCCCTGTAAATAATGAAAGAATGAGATAAGACCTAACCAGTGAAGGGCTTATTTGTTCGTCAATGCTTTTATCTGTTCTGATTTCTTCGAGTTGGATCAGTTGCGGAACAGTAACATCGTTCCAACTTTTTGGTAGTTTAAATTTCATTGCCATACATTAGTAGTCCTATTGCATGGCGAAGTGTGCGAAAATTTAATATATTTGCTTTGTGTTTGTTTCTATTGAAGAAGGTAGCCCCGTAAGGCTACTTTTTTTATCGTACTACGGTTGTCCAACCTAGTTTGCAATTTATCTTATATGAATGATAGCCTATTGCTGTACTCATTACACCATCATCATGAAAGCCATTAGGTGCTGAATATTTTATTGATCTTGTTTTAGGATTATACTCGTAAGTGAACATATTAAATTCATCAATGAGCCATTTATCAGGTAGTATTGAAAATTCTTTTTGTTGATTAGCTACTATCATTTGTTCTATTATATCTTGTTTACTTTTTGATGTAGTTACAAATGGATATATTTGTGCCGAGTTGCCAAGTTCTTTTTGTAGCATTTCATAAACAGCATCACCAATTGAATTGACCTCTATCAATGTATCAGCCCCGTATTCTTTTATCTTTGATGAAACGAGCTTAACAATAGTAGCCCATTCCATTTGTCGCCATCTTTCAATAAAAACCATTTGACCATTATCATTGAACACTGACAGAACAGTATAATCATCCGCTCTTCCAACGTCAACACCCGCAAAGTATCTTGTTGATGTTTGCGGATTGGGTTCTGTTTGAAGATTCAAAAACAGAGAAGCTCCACCGTCAATGAACTCAGCTAAATACTCCTGACGAAATACGTGATCAGGCAGTGTATATCTTGCATCGTCTATTTCTTTTGCACTTGCAAGTCCTTCATAAGAAGTCATCGTGAAGGATTGGTATTTATCATTTACTTCTTGCAAGTTATACACCTGCCAAAAATGATTTTTTCCCTTTGGTGTTGAAATCAAAAGTACTTTCTTTCCTTTCACAAGCACGGTTGCTCTGAGTACTTCAGTCCATGCTTGTTCATCCATAAATGCAAACTCATCACAAACAAGATAATCAAAAGTAAAGCCACGTATATTGTCATATCTTTCTGCGGAAAAGAATTGAAGAGTTGACCCGTTGACAGTTGTAATAGTAAGCTCTGAAGCGTTTGATTTTATTACGCCAGTACCTTCAAATGCGAGAACCATTTCTTCAAATACTTTTTTACTCTGTTTGTATATGGGAGAAACCCACGCACATTTACATCCGCTGTCATTGAACATCCAATAATACAATTGATTCATAGCAAGCATTGTCTTTCCCCACTGCCTACCGATATTTAATACGTAATATTTTTTTTTATTACTGTTGATCGCCTCGTGAATCTTCTCTTGATTCATGTGTGGTGTATACAGCTTTATTGAAAGAGGCTTCGACATTAGATACTATTTGATGCTGTGTTGATTCTTCAGTGTAACCGCCGTGATTCGTTAACCAAAACTTTGAGCCTGGCATTGTACCCCCCCAATATAACTTCTGAACGTTCCAATGAGTGAGAAAAAGTTTAAATCTATTCAATACGTAAGAAAACTCTGAATCTCTTTCTATGTTATCGTGAAATGATTGCCTTGATGCGAATCCTAAATAAAGCATTGCACCTTCTATTGTGTATAGTCCTTTTCCTTGTCCTTGTTTTTTTAGAAAATCTTCAAAGTCAAGATATTCTGCTAGTTTAATATTTATTTCGGTTGCATTTTTATACATGGGTGGCCTTCCTCCTGTGTTACCAATAGAGAAAAGATTCCCACGAGTAAATCTTCCTCTTTCATCTTTGCCTTTATGATTTGCATCTTCATCTTCCATGCAACAAATATACGAAA